TCATCAAAGTCCACTTTCATTTCTAAGTGAACAAATCTGTTTGCCAACGGAGCAGGCATTCTATATACAACACCTTTATCTGCTTCTCTGTTACCTGCGGCAACAATAAGAACGTTGTCAGGAAGTTTATAAGTTCCAACTCTTCTATTAAGAATAAGTTGGTAAGCCGCGGCTTGTACTGCCGGAGCGGCCGAATTCATTTCGTCTAAGAATAAAATAATATGCTTATGCTTCTTAGCCAATTTTTCATCTGGCAATTCAACAGGCGGTGCCCATTTCATTGTGTTATCATTTGCCGCATAGTAAGGGATACCTTTAATGTCCGTTGGTTCCCATAATGACAATCTAATGTCTATTACTAATGCTGACATATCGTTACCAATTTGTTGAACGATATCAGACTTACCAATACCAGGTGCTCCCCAGATAAAGATTGGTCTTTGTTTTTTGAATGCCCTTGCAATCGCTTTTTTGGTTGCATTAGGCGATACTTGACGGACTGCTAGATTTTCCATTGTTGTACTCCTTTTCTTTGTCATATTCAGTGCCTTATTATGTTTATATAATAGCACCTATTACTCAAAAGGTCAACCAGAAAATGCAATTTTTTTTAAAAAAATTACCAAAATAATTGTTATTTTACGTGTTCATCTGCTCTTTTTAGTGCTTTGGTAAGTCCATATTTACGGACATCTCCACTAAAAAGGCTTAATTCTAGTGCTTTTTTCTCTTTGGTTACAATCATGCCACCACGGCCTAACCAATATGGACAGTCTATAAACTTATCCAAAAATATTATGACCTGTGTGGTCATTTCAAAATCTTGTGGGAAAGGTATATCGTAGGTTGTAAGTTCAAGTTTGCCTTTTACAAACTCAATACCATCATCGGTTAATCTTAAACCACCTTCTGATTTGTTTCTAGTATTCTGCCACCATTTAGGCATATACTCTGCTAAGGTCTGTTCGTTAACCGAAATGCCTGCTTGTTTTAGGAATATTTTGGTATATGTTTCTTTCCAGTTCACTTTACCAATCCTGCTTCGATCAGTCTCTTTCTGTTCGCCAGGTGTTGTTCCTCAATTTCTTTTTTGGATTGTCCTTCGTATGGTACTGCAACAGATTCTCTGATCATCCAATCACCCATCATCATATATTGATCAGTCTTGGAATCATATATTTCAAACTTACCTAATATTCTACCAAACTTTCCTGTTGCATCTTTTATGGTGCATAATGTTTGTGTTGAACCTTTAGGTAAAAATCCTTCAACAATTTTCTTTGCATAAAGACCAAACTTCTTTTCTACTTTATCTCTTGTTCTAGATTCTGGAGTATCTATACCGTGAACCCTAACTCTTTCTTTGTGCATCCAAACACCAAATCCTAAATCAATATCAACATCAACTGTGTCACCGTCGATGACCTTTAAAATTTTACAACGATACCTATACATTATTTTTCCTCTTTGACTACTGTGCCTGTAGTTAGTTTATAAACTTCAAAGTCTTTAGTTTCAAAAAGGCTGTTAAGTTTTTTCGCTAGGTTATGTGCATGACCTGGATTAGAAAAAGAAACTTTCTTATATTTAGGTCCTGGATAGTTTGTTATCACATTACTTGTTTTTAAATTAAAGGGTTTGCCTTTATAAAAAACTGCCCATATGGCTTCACTTTGAAGAATCTGATCACTCTTGTAATTCTTCTTATTAACGTGTTCCAATATTACTGTTGGTTTTGGTCTGCTCATATACGTAATCCTATTAATTAACTACGTATATATTTATCTATAATGTGTGGATAGAGTACTATTCTTCTTTAAATCCGCCACCGTCCATAGAAACTTCAACTGGTGTTGCTTCTATTTTACCTACGGTGTTGCTTACAAATTGTTCTAAATTACCGTGTAAACGTGCTTCTATTTCACCTATAGTAAAGGCTAATTGTTTAGCCTGTTGTAAAGGCATTCTAATCTCCTGTTGATTAGACATATCAGCACCTTTTACTTGTTCTAAAAACAGTTGTAAAGGCGTCGTATTAATAGGTTTATTTGTTTGCATTGGCTCTACTTAACTCCTGTCTCATTACTATTTCAGTTCTAAAAGGCCCTTTAGACTCATAGTTTTCAATAGTAACTAGTTTAGGACAAAAACTTCTTACCCAACCTTTGTCGAATCTAATGATGTAATATCCTGCACAATACAAACTTTTACTTTTTTTACTTTTAGTAAACAAAGGCAGTTTACGTTTTACATCATACATTTGATTAAAAGGATTAACACTAGTTGGATATGTATGTACTTCCTTTTTCTTTTCTGAATCTTTATCGCTAATGCTAGAACCCCAATTGATATCATTAAATGTGTTCTTTAGTTGTCTTTCATTTTCAAAGAAACTAGTTCCTGTGTCGCAACAATACATAAATGTTTTATCGTTGTTTTTTGTAAGTGTACCTACACGTTCACCATCTTCTTCAATTATCCAGAACTTTCCGTTAACGATTGGATTTGCTTTTAATTTTGTCATACTACATACCTCGCATTTAGTGGTTCACTGAAACTTTGTGCTTGTTCACTGATCTTAACCATATCATGTTTAGCACAGAACTTCATTAGTTTAATACCAACCTGTCCTACTTCTTTAGGAGTTTCAGTGGCATCTTCGATTGTATCATTTATAATTTTTCTTATGTTTTGTGGTTGTGCAGTTAAGTCACATAAAATTACATTACGTTCATAATCCTCTAAGACTCTGTGTTCTTTGCCTTCATGATCAACCCAACGTTGTAACATCATGTTATTCCAACTGTAACCTTTTTTATCTTTATCTGCAAATGCTTCTTGTAATCCAACTTTATTTTTTGTGCCTTTTACTCTTACGCCTGGATAAGCAGAAAATACATTATCACTTGTATCGCCTCTCATACATTTTTCAAATAATAACCATTGTGGATTAGGAGCCTCTTTGTCTTTGCCTGTTTTCTTATCAACTACACTTTTGCCTTTATCATCAAAGTATCCTTCGTGTGTAATAGTTGTATTGCTTACACCATTGTATTGTGCAACGTTAGGTGCCACTAATTGTGCAAAGTCACCATCTGTACTAATGATAACGTGTTCATCATTAGGATGTGCTTGTACCCAACCTGCAATCAAATCATCTGCTTCTAAGTTTTCATTGTGTAAAACTGTACAATTTGTTTTACCTACAATGAAGTCTTTGAACTCATCAAAAGTTTCCCAAAATACAGTTTCTTCTTCCTGTTGTGCTTCTGTTAATACTGCTCTTGCTTCACTTCTATTTCTTTTGTAAGGTTCATAAAAGTCTTTACGCCAACTTCTACCTTCCAAACAAAATACAACATGATCAGCATCAAAGTCGTTCCAAGCCTTTCTAATGCTATTGAAAGTCACGTGTAACGCCATACCAATCTTTTCATTAAGATTGCCACGTATAATGTGCCTTGCACGGAAAAATGTATTTGCGGTGTCTACGAGTATGTACTTCATGCTTTTATTATAACTGCCTTATGCTTTTGTGTCAACTTCTTTTTTTTGTTTTGCTAATTCTTCTGCTCGTTTTTTGTTTATTTCATCAAGTATTGCTTGATTCATAAAATCAACAGCCTTGAATTCGTTTTCGTCAAATGTGCCTTTTAACCTCAAATCGTATGCAATGCTCACCCGTTTTTTGGCTTCTGTGTGTTCATCAGTAAAGTGTGGACAATAACTAGGAAATAAAGTATTACCGCCTTTCTGATTAGGTAATGATATCTTGCTCAACACATCATACGGAGAATGATATGTAGTTTTGCTTTGATAATCATCTAAATGAACATTACCACTTAAATAACTGTCTGGTTGGGAACCATGTGCATGACTTTCCATTTTTTGTCCTTGCTTAATTACATTCGCCCAGCATACAATTTTAAGTTCTTTTAATTCAACTTGTTGTGTTGTGACATATTGTAAGTAACTATATTGTAAAAATTTTAAAAGTCCTATTGCTTCAGGAACATCTTTATATCTATCAAATACATTATAGCGACCAAACCTAGTAGTAACATCATCTGGACCTAGTCCAGTGCCGCCACTATTAGCATATTCAAATTCTTTTAGAATATTTTCTTCATCATCTTCAACGGTCTTTCTTACAATATCAACCTTCTCAGGTTCAGACCATTGTGTTAACCAAATAGGAATATTCCAACTAGGACTAAACTCTGTTTGTGGATGAAAACTTTTTATTCTAATTAAACTCATTACTTAATCTTCTTTCCAATATGACACATTTCTTTAAGTATCATTCTTAAATTTCTTGCAATTTTATACAGAAAAAATACTCCTGCAATCATTATTGCAGTATCTAAATATTCAATTATCATTTTACCTCTGCTTTCCCATCTCCGAGATTATCTGTTTTAATATAACCTGCTGGTCTGTCTGTATCTAAACCTTCTTCAGCAAGAACATTTCTTGCAATGTCCTTAAACCAACCATCAACAATCTCTTCGTTGCTTTCACCTTTGTAACCAGCATCAATAAGTTGCTCAATAAACTCATTGTTCCAATCTAGTTCAAAGAATCCGTTTCTAATGTTTTCTTTATTAACATGAGTATTCAATACGCCTACCCATGGCTTGCCATCTTTTGTGGCCTGCTCTTTTTCTTTAGCCATCATCTCCTGATGAGTAAGTTCTCCAGGCTGTTCTTTTTTGCCTGTTAACTTGTCTTTGACTTTGTTCAAAAAGTCCTTCATAGTTGTTCTCCGTTAATGTTCCAATCCGTTCCTTGACTCAACACACAATATGAGTCATAAAGCGGATGGTACTCTATTATTGTATATGTTTTTGTTTTTGGGTTGATCCATATTGAAAACGGCAAGTACGCCGGTTTATCAGATAAGCCTCCAAAACCATCTTTTACAGCCGTGGTCTGTATAGCAGTTGAAAAAAGTATTTCTCCTCTTTCAATCAGTGCTTGATCCACTTCTGGCCATGTTGAACAAATGACTGGCTTCTCATTCCATTCTGCCGCCTTTGTATCTGTAATGACGGCCACTGCCGTAAACAATACCAATATAAAAATTAATAATCTCATGTCAACACCTCCTACGTGCCTATTGCATTTCCGAATAGATACACATGGACTCTCGCCGCAACATTGTATCCTCTTTTAAACGCCTTTTCCGCAACCTCACCTGCCGTAGCAGTTTGTTCTTCTTCTCGGGCACCTGTAGGCATTATCCATACTGGCCAATCAACACCTGCATTTCTAAATTTCTCAACTGCTGACTCCATTTCATCCCATTCACGTTGTTTACTACCAACAACGAATTTTAGTTGTCCTTTCTTGCTTACTTGCAAATATTCTGCCACGTGTTCTGGCTTTATTGCTTTCTCTGGCTTTTCACCAGATACTGTAAACAATTTAGGACTACAACTAAAAAATATTTCTGTGTCAATACTTTTACCCCACTCAATAAAGTCAGGCCTTAGTTTTTGTGTACCGTTAGTCTCAAAAGTCATTGACCCAGGCAAATTATTCTGCCTTTTTAATTCTTCATATATTCCTATTGTTGCCGCCTGTCCAGTAACCATTAATGGCTCACCTCCTGTAAAACATAAGTGTTGGTTAAACTTACTTACAGGATGTAAAAATTTACCTTCTGGATTGCTATCATTTTTTAAACAGTCAACAATCTTATTTGCAAGGACAGTAGGAGTTTCATATCCCATCAAACTTTTAAATTTCTTTGCCCAAGTATAAGAAGAGTCACAACCTTTCTCCCATACAGGCAAGTCTTCAACCCTATCTACAGAACTTACATCAAAATCCTCAAACGGCAAATCATAAGTTTCTGGGTTTGTTGGATCTATCTGTCCAAAACCACTACATTGCAAGTTGCAAAGAAAAAATCTTATCCAAGCCGTTGGAGCACCTGTATAGTGTCCTTCACCTTGTATGCTATAAAATATCTCACTGTAATAATATTTTTTCTCTGCTTTGTCCATTTTTAAAAAAACCTATCATATAATGCTATTATAACATGAACTGCACCATATGTAAAGAGGCAAAAAAGACTAAACTTTAGGAACTTATTCATTCCATCATCAGCCATTACTTCCCAATGTGGCCTATCCTTTTTATTGAAAAAACCCATTTAGTCCTCCAAACTTACTAAAGGCTCGTCAGTATAACTATCATGATAATCACCACTACTCATAAATTGTCTAGTAGAAGTTTCTTTTACAAACATACCGTTTTTCTTACGATAGGTAATGAACACGGCTTTTACCACTCCGTCAGTGTCACGATCAAAATGTTCTTTCATAGGTCCTTCCTTCATCATACAATCTCCTCAATGATTCCTAATACTTCTGCTAAAAACAGAACGCCTCCTGCACACATTATCACAAAACCAGAATCAGCAATAAAAATATCTGAATACATATTTGCTGACCAAAGTACGTAACCTGCGTAAATTAAAAGTCCACTTGCTACAAATCTAAATATACTTTTTACTAAACTTATAGCAAAGTGATTATCTCCTGGATCTTTTTTTGCTATCTTCATTGTACACTTTCTAAGTATGCAATCATACGTTCTGGAGTAGTCTGTTCGTATGGATCATCATCTTGTCCGTCATTATTGATGCCTGGCTCTTGCCACCATTTTTCAACAACGCCATCATTGATAACTGCCATATATCTCCATGACCTATTTCCAAAACCTCTGTGGTTCTTTCCAATAAGCATACCCATATATCTTGTAAAGTTTCCAGAACCATCTGGAATAACTTTTACGTTTTTAATACCTAGCACTTCTGCCCAAGCATTCATAACAAATGTATCATTTACTGAGCAACAATACACTTCGTCTACATTCATTCCTTTTATAGAATCATAGTTGTTCTCAAACCCAGGAAGTTGATTGCTTGTACAAGTTGGTGTAAATGCACCTGGTAAACTAAAAAGAACTACTCTCTTACCTTTGAAATAATCATCAGTAGTCTTTTCAGTCCATACACCTTCGTCGAAACTGCAACCTTGTTCCAGCACTACATCGCCTTCTCTGACTTTGAAAGTTGTTTTTGGGATAACAAATCCTTCCGTCATACTTTTTCTCCTTTGTTAAAATACTTCTTACTGTACCATTTATAAAAAGCCTTGTCTGTAAACAATTCGGCTATCTCACTTGCCGGTACTTGGTCGCTCCTTATACATACTGCGAGATCTTCGTATTCGTATGTGTCAACCTTACGTGTCATTTTTTTGTCTTTATAATTCTCTGCTAATGTTTGAACCATTCTATCTGTTTTATTCATTTAAATCTTTACACTTGTTACTATCACCTAGACACT